TTTTTTTATCTCGTTCCAATAATATAACATCCAAATACCGATCATGATTTCGAGCATTGCCCAAGAATTGTTCAAACCGTTTATATTCATAATTCTGTAATGATTTTTCTAAAAAGTCCAACGAAGGATTGTTGGGAGAAGGTTGGGGCAATCGAGAGAGAATGGCTTTAACATAAAAAGAAAAAACATTAGTAAAGTTCTTGGTAGTATCATCAAACGAAACCACCACGTCATTTTTAGAAAACACTCGTTTGTCTTTAAAAAAACAAGTTAAATACTTTCGATTGTTAATAATACTCACGTTATCAATCAATCCTACTGCTTGGGTAGAAAAAGAATAGGTATACTGGCCAAGAAATAAAGACGTATCATCGTTAGTATCTATTTCAACGATTTGAACAATATCAAGAGAGGGCTTGGGATTTTCCCAAAAATGAAGTTTGTTTTTCTCATAAACCGAAAAAAAGGATTCAGTGATGGAGCGAGTTTCATAGGCTTGAACGATGACTAAAGCAGTTAAGGAATTTCGTTGTCTCATTATCTTTTTCCAAATTAAGCAATAACCGGCCAGGGTTGTTTAAAGTCATAATCTAACATTGTGGGTATTTCTCCCTGAGGAACAGTAGAACCCAAAGGAGGTTGTAACGAAGACGATTTAGCAGAAGGAGATGATTAAACGGAATTTTCGGTATAGTTCAGGGTATCAAGATATTGATAATGAAAATATGCAGTGACCGTGATAGGAGAATTATCAGAAGATGAGTTATACCGCATTTCAGAAACGTGAGTGGGAAATGCTCGACCCGCAATGATCGCATAAGTTGCAACGTTTTTAGCATCTAATTGGAAAATGTTAAAATCTGTGGCGTATTCATTTAAAAACATGTAGGTTCTTGATTTGGCATTATAAATAAAATTCATCCAATAGTCTAATAAGATTTTTTCTTTCATATCAGAAAAACAAGTAAAATCTATTGTAAACATTCCATTAGTATAAGAATAAGGGATGGTTTCTTCATGAGGACAATTTTTAATATCCGTATTCATGTATTGAATGCTGGGACTGTTTACTGATGAACAATTCAATTTAATCCGTTCTAAAAGCACACTGTTTTTAAAAGATGGGTCACGTTTTTCTACATACGTTTTTAACATAGTAGGCAGTACAAAATCTACACAATACCGATTATTTGCAGCAGTGGAATACTTTTTGATCAACGCCATGATGTTGTCTGAAGAACGATCAAGAAGTGTTTTATTTTTAAATTCTGAGAATTGACGACTATCCCAATAGTTTCCTGACATAAACTTTTTAAAATCCCCTTTAAAGCAAAGGTTTAATTAAACGATCAACTGATTGACCATATTTATCGCGTTGTTCAAACAAAATTTTCTTTTCAACCATTCTTTTGGAATTATTTATAGGAATTCGTACTCCCATTTTTTTAAGATCATATTCATCAAGGACTAAAAATTGCATCCCTTTGTTTTCTGCATAGCGACTGGCAAATTCCCATTTACTTTGATTCTTAATAAACGTACCCAGTTCTTTTTTACGAAAGGGTTTGATGCGTTGATAGAATGGTTTAATCTCAATAAGAAAATGATGTTGGTGTTTTAATTCAATAAAAAAATCAACATAATACCGATGCCATTTCTTATCTAAAGGATAGAAATAAGGAATACACACTTCTTCAGAGTTAAAGGCAGTAATTACTGGAGATTCTTCCAGAAATTGAAGAAACGCATGTTCCCAAGAAGAACGATAATAAATAAGATTGGGATTACCTAAATACTTGTCCCGATTTTTTAAGATGTATAATTTTTCCATGGAGTTGTTTTATGTCCAGTAATGAAACATCTGATTCAAATGATAAAACAGTTGCCAAACGTCAAGGATCAGGTCAGGGTTCGATTCCCAAATCTATTCGTTTTCCTCCCAATTTATCATTATCTTCAGACAATTTTGGTGATGGGACATCCAATATCTTAGCATTTACCATTTATGAATATGATGGGACTGGTTATATGATGGCCAATTCTGATGGAAAGGGTAGAAACATCGCTACCAAACCAGGAAAAGCTCTTTATTTTATTTATTTGTCAACTCCATCTGAACAAGGTACTTCATACAGACAAGAATGGACGTTATCTGATCCTGATTTGGTAATGGCAGGAGCAGTAAACGCAGCGGCAGGAATTTTTACAAATTGGCAAGGCAGTTTTGATGAGAAATATATGTCGGCAGTCGGTTCTGGCATGAAAGAAGGATTTAACATAGCTGCGCAAGCTCTTTTATACAACAACATTCAAAAAGTTTTATCTTCTATGCCCAAAACAGGAAAGGTGTTAGGCCAGTTTGGGGGTATTACTCTTTCTCCATATCAAGAATATCTTTATCAAAATCCAAAAACCCGGGATCCATTTACTTTCAGGTTTAAACTCATTCCCCGTAATCCTTCTGAAATACAAACCATCAATGATATTATCCAATTGTTTAAATGGGCATCACATCCTTCTATCTCTAGCTTCAAAGAATCATCTGAACAATTAAATTCTATTTTAGCGGGAATAGGGGTAGATACGTCTACCCAACAAGGAGCGCGTATTCTTTCCTATCCGAATGTTTTTGGTATTCGATATGTGATCAATGAATCTGATAAAGGATTGGATGATCAATCAATCGGAAAAGATAATCCTTGGTTACATAAATTTGGTCCCTGTGTTTGTAACAGAGTTGAAGTTGGTTATTCTCAAGGCGCAAACAATTACGTGTCATATCGTTCTTCAAAAGATTATCGGTTTGCTTCAGATGAAGGTGATGCCATCAATCCTGAAGGGGCACCCATCTACTATGATTTAGCAATTTCATTCCAAGAAATGATTATTTTGACCAAAGAAACCATCAATGCGGGTTTTTAGAAGGATTACTTTTTATGTTTTTTTTCACTCATTTTCCAGAAATAGCGTTTGATGACAAGTTTTTAACCAATATCACTAAACGATTTACTGTATTGAAAGACATTCTTGCTCAAGACGATGTGATGATTTCTTATGAAATGAAAGATTGGGATACTCCCGAATCAATTGCCCGGGATGTGTATGGAGCAGATCGGTATTCTTGGTTGGTGTTATTAACAAACTGGGCTTTGACTGATAATCCCTTTTGTGCATTTTATCGGTCAAACAAAGAAATCCTTGACTTCTGTAAAGAAAAGTATGGAGTACATTTATTCAATACCTTCTATTTAAAAGATGGGAAAACCAATCTTCCTCTGGATGAAGTAGATACTTTTTATTACTTCAATCAACCCTTGAAATTGCGGGATAAACAAGTCATTCCCATTACACTGGTTGATTTTGAAAATCAACGTAATGATCAAGTTAAAACCATCAAACTCATTCCTTCACGTTTTTTGATTCAGATTGAAGAAGAATTAAAAACGTTACTCTTTGAAGAAAAAGTCTAATGGCCGATCTCAATCAACCCCTTGTTAATCCAATCCAGAATTATATTCTGGAAAAATGTGAAATCACTACCCACACCGATCAAAAGATAGATTTATTGATTCTGTATTCTGAGATCAATTTTTATGAATCTATTTTTTCCCCTGTTCTTCTGGGTTCTATACTCATTCCTGACTATTTTAATTATGTCACGTATGGTCCTTTAATTGGGGGTGAAGAGATTGTTATTAAGATAAGAAACATTCCAGCTTCACAGGGAAGTGGAGAACAAACCGAAAAAGGATTGGAATACTTCTACCATACTTTTACCGTGCTTTCTGTAGAAAACAGAACAATTGCTCAAAACCGACTTCAGTTATATGATATTAAGTTTTGTTCAAAAGAGGCCCTTTATAACCAACAACTTCGTCTATCCACGACATTTTTAAAAAAACGATATTCAGACATTGCTGAGGATGTTATGGATATTTTGTTTGCAGAACAACAGAAATTGAATCCTGAAGAACGAAAAGACAATCCTGAGCGCACAAAAAAATATCTGGAAAAACTCGCTGAAAAAAACGGATCATCTGAACCTTCGGTGACTGTTCATTTTCCCAATCTCCACCCCTTTGATTGTATTCAATATCTGATGGGAAAGGCGACTTCAGGGGGCGATAGTAACAAAGCGAATCCTTATTTCTTCTATGAATCATTCAATCGTCGGTATTACTTTGGGTCATTTAAAGATCATTTTTGTTTCAATCATTCCAAAGGGAAATCATTAAATGTCAATGAAGTAAATTTCACTGATGGTAATAAGGTTATTATTTTTAACAATAACCAAATTTCAGTGAATCAAGTGTTTTCTCATAAAAAAGTAGATTTCTTTGCTGCATTATCAACTGTCTTTCCTAAAGACTTTGATTACCTAGAAAACATTAAAAAGGGGGTTTATGCCCACACTCTTTATACCTATGATTATACTGAAAAGAAAATAAAGAAGTTTGGATTTTCATATAAGCGAGATTACACCAAGATTCCTCATATCTATGAATCCCAAGACAATGCGTTGATGATTAAAGATGGGGCTAAACACTTTAAAAATCCCTTTTATAGTGAAACATTTGTCAAAACTGCGTTTACTCACAAGAGTTTATTTTTTACTGATCAACAAGATTTAACGCCCGAACTGACTAAAAACTATCGGTATGAGAAGTTCCAAGAACTAAACAACAACTTCTTTGAGTTGACCATTCCTGGGGATATTGGGTGTTTCTCAGGAAAATTCTTTGATCTTTATTTAAATTCTCCTGATGTAACGACAAACAAAGAACTTAAATCTGATCCCCATTTTTCGGGGACTTATTTCTGTTTACAAGTCAGGCATTGTTTTAAACATGAAAACTTTATTACTTCCATGGAACTCTGTAAGGATTCTTTTATGGAAAAGACCCTGCAAACTTTTCCCGAACAAAAACCATAGGATTGAATTGAAATGACTGTTGCTGCTGATAATCAAATTTTAGATTATGATTCAATCTTTTTTCAGGGGGTCGTGGAATCCCGTAATGATCCCTTAAAATTGGGAAGAGTAAAAGTCCGTATTCTGGGTCTTCATACTGATAATTTTGATTTGTTAAAACTGGATGAATTGCCCTGGGCAGCAATTCTCATTCCTGCATCAGATTCAGCCCCAGGGGGACAGGGCATTTCAGCATCAGGAATCCCTCCAGGGACTCATGTGTTTGGAATGTTTCTCGATGGCGTCAACCGACAAATGCCTTTGGTATTGGGGTCTATTAAAGGATTTCCGCGTAAACCTGAAGAATCACTTGATCGGGCGGGCGGTGAGGGTGATAAAAAAGAAAGTGATGATGCTGAAAACATTTATCCTCTAGCTAAAGAAGAGACTGAACTGGGTGTAGATTTTCGGAAAGGATTTTTTGACCCTCAAGAAGAAAAACTCACTGGTTATCCCAGACCCCATCGAATGAAACAAGCAGAAACTCATCCCTTTTTACGTTTTGCGGGTTCGGGTGGGAGTCAAGAAAAAAACATTGAATCAGAACGCCCCAAAGATGCCCTACAAAATTTTAGAACAGGTCGGGATCGGTTTTCAGAAGGGGATACTATTTGGAAAGAACCCGATTCAGAGAAACAAACCGAATATCCCTACAATCGAGTGTATGAATCAGAGTCGGGAATTGGATCAGAAATAGACGATACTCCTTACCGAGAACGCAATCAACAATTTTTTTTACCTTCAACCAATTATGTTGAATGGGCCACACGGAATGGGGTGGAGATGAAGCGGGTTTGGGGAGCGTCTTATGATGTGCGTCATTCATCAGCAAAAAAATCATATACCTGGGGCGAGCGAGTAAATACCATTATGGGTAATGTGATGGAAGTTGCGGGCAAAACAAAAACAACAGAAATTTATGATACTGAAACAAAGATTGTTTATGATTCTGCTAAACTCCGGTTCTTTGGTCAACACAATGAATGGGTAGGTGATAATTTCACATTGATGGTGAACAACGATATTACTATCACTGCTAATAATAAAATGACTTTAGATGTGGGTTCTGGATACAAAGAGTCTTTCCACGATACCCACCATTCAGTATACTGGATGCGGCAATATATCTGGAATGAAGGACAACTCCATCATATTCGTAAACGTGATTATTTTGAAAAAACTAATGAGAATCATTTTACTATTACATGGTTTGATAAACGTGACGTGACTGTTGTGGGTAATAAACACTGGACCGTTGCTGGTTCATATTACATTACAACTGGTGTGTGTGGTGGTGATTTTAATCACCTCATTCAAAATGGGAATCATTATTTAACCGTTAATGGTGAAAATCATCAATCTATTAAAGAGGATCATTTTCTCACTTCTAAAGATGCTAATTTAAAACATGATAATGAAATAAAACAAACAATCTCGTTTAATCATAAAACAGGCGACATAAATGAAAAGGTTGAACAAACCCGGGCGATTTCAGTAGGGGGAATGAATAAAACCCGAAGTGCTGATGATTTTATATTAGTACAAAACAATAAAAACACTATTGTTGGTAGTACCACCAAACAACAAACAGGATCAAATTCCGAAGAAAAAGTGGGTGGGAATAAAGTGCTTCAAATTGCCAGTGATAAACTCCAACAATTCAAAAATGGCGTCACCAAAGCCACCCAATGGATTTTAGGCAGTAGTAAGATTAGGATTGTTTCAGAGATGTATGATCGAATTTCTTCTGCATCTCGACATTTAATGCAATCAGGGGCTTTACATTCTCAAAATGATTTTTCTGGGCGCGTGGAACGCAATGCGTCTTTCTTGATAAA